GCAATGTTGGCTGACCACATTGATATGTATGTGCAATGTAACAAAGCATTAGAAACTGAACCGTTGATTATTCAATTTAACGGTGGCAAGACATTTGGTGCAAACCCACATTTTGCGATTCGTACAGAATGTTTAAAGAGGATTATTGTTTTGATGAATGAATTAGGGTTAACCCCTAAAGGCAGATTGTCACGGGGTAAGAATTCAAATAGTGGCAGTACATCAGTTGCATCAAAATTGTTGCGTGGGGCTAAAGGATAATGGATTGGCAAGATGGCGTTTTATATGCCGTTCAGGTTGCCAAGGGTGATATACAGGTTTGCAGAAATGTACGCCTAACCTGCCAACGGTTTTTAAATCAACTTGAAAACAAAGAATGGGGTTGGTATTTTGACCCTGATTACCCACAGCATTTCTTAGATTTTGTTGGGCAGTTAAAGCACACCAAGGGTAAAGAAGCAGGCGAAAATGTGGTTTTGCAACCGTGGCAGATATTCTTGATATGTGCGATTTACGGATTTAGGGCAAAGAAAGACCATACCAAACGAATGGTCACCGATGTTATTGTATTCATTCCACGCAAGGCAGGCAAGTCAACATTAACATCCGCAATCGGTTTATACGAATTACAGTTTGGCGAAGCAGGTGCGGAAGTATTCACATTGGCAACAAATCGTGAACAGGCAACCATTGTGTTTGATTCTGCTAAAGGATTTGTAGAAACAACCACGGATGAAATACGCAGTTGGTTTGATGTTAGTAAATATGAAGTTAAAAAGGCAGGCGATTCTCAAACCATGTTTAAGGCGTTAAGCCGTGACACCAAAAAAACAGGTGACGGTAAAAACCCATCATGTGTGATTATTGACGAATCAGCCCAAATTGTTGACCGCAACAGTATTGAAGTTTTACATTCAGGTATGGTTGCCCGTCAGAATCCTTTGCGTATATACATCACAACTGCATCGTTTACAAAAGACACTAAGTTTTACGAAGATTTACAAATGTTTGAAACCATGCTAAATGGTGAAGCAACCGACCAACCAAATTGGTTTGGTTTGCTATACAGCTTAGACCCACATGACGATTGGCGTGAACCTAGTAATTGGGCAAAAGCCAACCCCATGCACGGCATTACAGTATTTGAAGATGCAATTGCAAAACGGGCTGAAGAAGCAAAACACAAGCCTGCAACGCTAAATGAATTCCTATGTAAAACGCTAAATATCTTTGTTTCTGCAAATACAGCGTGGGTTGACCGTGATTTGTGGGATTCACCCGAATGTGTGATTAAAGAAGCCCGTGACCCTGAAGCGGTATTTTTGGCGTTTGATTTGGCAAGTACCCGTGACTTGAACGCAGTATGTACGCTGAAGCGATTTGCCGAAGATGATTATGAAGCCCAATGGAAATTCTTTTTGCCTGAAGAAAGTTTGGAGTTGATACCCAAGCATTACCAAGACATATTCCGTAATGCCATAAATTCAGGCATATTGAAATTAACTATGGGTAATGTCATGGATGACAAAGAAATCTATGATTACATTATTAGCCAACATCAGCAGTACGATTTAAAAGAAGTTGGTTACGATGCCTATAACGCAGGCAACTTGGTATCACGCTTGTATGAAGCAGGTTTGCCCGTCAAGAAAGTTGGGCAGGGCATGGCGGTGTTAAGCAACCCAAGTAAGTATGTGGAAAAGATGATTCTGCAAAAAGGCATCAAACATGACGGCAACCCGTTTGTTGGTTGGCAGTTAAGCAATTGCGAGGTGTACACGGATGTAAACGGAAACATTAAAATTCGTAAGAATGAAGCAGATAAATCAGCAAAAGTTGACGGTATTATTGCTATGATTACAGCGTTTCATTGTGCATTAGATAATCCGTATGTATCAAATAGTTTTGGTTTTAGGACATTTTGATATAGAATAAGAAAAACTTGGGGGAAAACATGGGTATTTTAGATATTTTCAGTAAGAAACAAGGCGTTAATAACGAATCTAATACCCTGTTTGGTCAAACCCAATTAGGTAATAATGTCGTTTACCAAGGTGACGGTGGCAAGCAAACAGTTAGTCAGCAGTTGCTTTATGTAACAACATCAAGCGTTACAGTTGCAGGGCGTACCGTTGATATGTCAACGCTATCACGCAATTCAACAGTAATGGCGTGTGTAAGTACCAAAGCCCGTGCATTAGCACAACTGCCAATTAAGGTTATGTACCAATTAGATGACGGCACTTATGTTGATGCCATCAAGTCAGATACAGTTGGTGCAAGAGATAAGGCAAAAGCCAAGCAAGCGTTAAACCTATTAACAAACCCAAACAATTTCCAAAGCCAATATGAATTTTGGTATCAATGGTGTATGTGGCAAGATTTGGCAGGTGAAACATTTACCCTTTGGTGGCGTAAAGACCAAAAAGATGCCAACACAACACCGATTGAAATGTACAACCTTGATTCAACATTGATTACAGTTCAATTGACACCAAGCCGTTACCCATCATATAGATTGACAACACCATCATACGGTTTTAACAAAGATGAACCATTGGCAAACTACCAAGTTATGCACATTAAAGAAATGGCGTGGCAGGGTTCAGCAGGTTTTAACAAGGGTATCTTGGCAACAGAATTGGTTGGTTTAGACCAAGACATTGACCTGTATGCAAACTTTGTTATGCAGAATGGTGCAAAGCCAAGCGGTATTTTTAGCACAACACAAGTAATTCCTGATGTTAAGTACAAAGAAGTTGCCCAACGCCTGAAAGAAACATGGAACGCCATGACAGGTGGGCGTACAACTGACCAATCTAAAGCAGGTCAGGGTATGTTGCTTGACCAAGGTATGACATACACCCCTGTTGATATGTTGACTTTACAGGATGCCCAAACAGCAGAGTTAAAGACGCAAACCATGAAGCGTATTTGCGGTGTGTTTGGCGTACCACCTGCAATGATTGGTATTTCTGACCAAAAGTACAACAACACACAGACAATGCTTGATGAATTCTACAAATCAACCATGTCACCGATGATTAGAAACATTCAGCAAAAGTTAAAACAGCATTTGTTTAAAGGTTACCCAAGCCTACACATTCAGTTTGATACAACTGAATTCTTAGAGGGTTCACCGTTAGACCAAATGAATTTTGCTGTTGCAGGTGTTAATGCAGGTATCTTTACGCCTAATGAAGCCCGTGAATTTCTAGGTATGGCACAAGTTGACGGGGCTAATGAATTGGTATCAAAATCACAATCTAATCCACAAGGTGCTATTGCAGGCACAAGCCCACAAGATACAGGCGGTGGTGGTGGCAATCAAACACGCAAAATGAATATTGGTAAATAATGTCATTTATAGATAAAATATTTAACATTATGGGTTCACAAATTAAGACCCCTAGTGTTAAACTACCAAAAAAGCGTTTTACGCCCCACAAGATAACAGACGATAATCAAGCCATTTCTATTGGGGTAATCAATGAAGAATCTAACATTAGTATGCGAAGCACAAGTTCAGTTGGGAAAACAAGCAGATGAATCTGCAACCCCAACAGGAATAATTGAAGCCCGTGCAACAACATGGGGTGCAAGAGAAGGTGCAGACGGCAGAAAGTTTTTTTACAAGCCTGAAGGTTTTATGGATTGGGCTGATGAATTCGCCAATTCAGGCAAACCGTTACCAATGTTCTTAAATCACAATGATATGGGTGCACCTATTGGTCAATGGGATGAAGTCATGTTTGATGATGAAGGCATGACAGCAAAGGGAAAATTATTCCTAAGTACACAGGGTGGTTCAGACATTTACAACATTTTAAAAGAATCACCAATGATGTTTGGCGGTGTTTCTGTTGGGGCATACGCAGACGAATATTGCTATGTCAAAGAAGATGGTACGCCAATGACTATTGGTAGTGATGACCCGTATGAAGATGGTTATTTCCAAATCACTAAAGGCGGATTCCGTGAAGTATCCGTTGTTATGTACCCAAATAATCCAAATGCAGAGATTCAAAAACTTGAATCTTGCTTTGAAGAAGATGGTTCACTAAATCCAAGAGTTTTAGAAAAACAATTGCGTGAAGCAGGCGTTACTAAAAAAGATGCGACCACCGCATCAAGTATTTTCAAGAAAGTATTAGAAATGCGTGATGCACCTAAGAAACTTGAAGAAACACCAATTCAGGGTGACCCTGTTGCGGTGGTAACCGAAGCCGAGGAATTACTTAAAGCAATTGAATTGCGTGAGTTGACCAAGGCACTTAATAAACGCATTAAATAAGGAATCTAAAATGAAAGAAGTTATTGAAAAGCTAGATTCAATTGAAGCACAACAAGTTGCTAAGATTGAAGAAGTTAAAGCCGAAGCATTTGCAAAAGCTGAAGCTGTTGAAGTATCTTTGACAGAAAAGCTAAATGCAATTGAAGCTAAACTATCTGAAGTACAAGCCCCATCAATCATCAAGATTGAAAAGACAGTTCGTGGCGATGTAAACAAGATGGTTCGTGAATCATTGCGTGATTATGTTAAGTCAGATTCTAAAGTTCAAAAAGAATTGAAAGTATTTGCTGACGAATCACAATATGAAGCGTACATGAAAGAAGCATCAGCATTGACAGGTGGCGGTGCAGGTATCGGTGGTCGTACAGCTTATGACCCTGTATTCCATGCTTTGCGTTTGGCTAACCCTATGCGTGGCGTTTCTCGTACAGTAGCAACTGACGGTGCAACTTATCAATTCCGTGCAAAAGTTGGCAACGCAGGTGCTTCATGGGGCTATGCAATCCAAAACAACGGTTCAGCAACAACTGAAAACATGAACATTTGGCAGTTGACATTGCAAGACCTTAACTGTGCTTTCCCAATCCGTACAGCATCATTGGATGACATTGATGGTTTGGAAGCCAATGTGGTTGATGACATGATGGTTGAATTCAGTCAAGCTGAAGCACTATCAATGATTCAAAACAATGACCAATCAGATTCACCTAATACATACGGTGGTACAAACGGTTTGCGTGGTTTGAATCAGTATGGCGGTGCTAACTCAACTTACACAGGCGGTACAGTAAGCGTTTCTGCATTTGGTTCATCAGGTACAGGTTCTTCATCAGGTTTACATAGCGTTGCAACTTATGACCAATTGACAACAAACGGTTTTGCTTCAGCTAACAATGTAACTTACGCTGATGTGGTTAACTTTATTTACAGCTTGCCACAAGAGTATTGGACACCAACAGCCAAGTTCATTATCAGCCCATTGATGCTTCAGGCAATCCGTGGCTTGACTGATGACCAAGGCAGACCAATCTATGTTGACGGTTTAAGCCGTACTGACGGTATCGTTGGTTCATTGTTAGGTTTTGATGTCGTAGTTAACAAATACCTTGACAACCCAACTTCAGCAGGTGCGGAAGCAGGCACATCATCACAGTACCCAATGTACTTTGGTGATTGGGCACGATGCCACGCTATCGTTGACCGTTTGAACATGGTTCTTCGCAGATATGACCAAACACAAGTTGGTTTCATCACATTCTTTGGTGAAAAGCGTTTGGCAACATCAGTTGTTGACCCATTTGCATTAGTTCGTTATCGTTCTACTGCAACAGGTGCTTAATTAAGGATGGGGGTTAACAGCCCCCACCTTTTTTACAACTTATTATGGAAATAAACATGAAAACCAATCCAATTCTTGAAGCCGTTAAAACTGCCTTAGTTGAAGGCGAAGCAAAAGTAAATTTAAATGAAGCATCAGCACTAACAGGTTCAGGTAGCGGTGTTGGTGGTCGTGTAATTTATGACGATGCGTTTGCATCATTGCGTATGGCTAACCCGTTGCGTAACGGTAGCCGAATTATTCAAACAAGCGGTTCAGACGAAGCGTTTGTAGTAAAAACAGGTAACGCCACATTAATTCAAAGTGGTACAGATAACCCTTGGGGCTATCCTATTAATTCCAATACAGGTTCACCAAACATTGCAACAGCATTTTGGCAATTGCCTGTACGCTGTATCAATGCAAGCGTACCCGTAAGAACGGCTGTATTGTCAGACATTAATAATCTTGAAGAAACAATTGCAATGGATTTGGCACTTGAATTTGCCCAACAAGAAGCATTGTCAATGATGTTTAACGATGACCAATCAGGTTCAACAACTGTTAACTATGGTGCAACAAGTGGTTTGCGTGGTTTAAATAGCTATGCAGGTTCTACATCATCAGCATCATTTGGCACAAGCGGTTCAGCCATTACTAACGGTTTACACACAGTTTTACAAGTTGCACAAGCATCAGCAACAGCAGTTTCTTATGATGACTTGGCAAACCTAATGGGTGCTTTACCTGCACAATATTATGGCAAGCCAACAACCGCATGGATGATGCACCCAACGACAATTCAGGCGTTGCGTAAGCTAAAGGCATCAACAACTGCAAATAACTTCTTGGAAGTTGGTGATAGCGATGGCGGTGCTGTTGTTTATATCTTTGGTCACAAAGTTATTGCTAACCCATATATGGATGTTGCAGGTGACGGTAAGTATCCTGTTTACCTTGGTGAGTGGGATAGATTCTTTACTATTGCTGACAATGAAGAAATGTCAATTAAATTGACTGAACAAACATCAGTTGGTTTCATTACATTCTATGCAGAAAAGCGTGTATGTTCAACAATTCGTGATGTATTTGCAGGTGTGCGTTTAGTTGGTGTTGCTTAATTAAAGGGTAAATCATGTCAAGTGATTATTTAGGTATTGCCCCAAACCTTACACAAAACCGCAATCCGTTCAACTATGAAAAGGTTGAACAGATTGGCAGGGATTTTGTAACGGCATGGTTGACACTTGACCAAATCACCAATCAGTTAAACCTGTTTGAAGATGAAAGCCAAGATGCCTACCTGCAAGGGTTAGAAATTGCAACACGCATGGCGATTGAAGATTATTTGGGAATGGCGATATTTCCAACGCAATACCGTGTGTTTTATGGCAATCCTGCTGTTGCAGGCACGGCATTAACTTTGGATTTGCCTGAAACAACGCAGAATCAAACAGGTCAAGTTGGCGTAACTATCAATTCCGTTAAGTTTTGGAATGGTGATATTCCGTCAGTATTGCAAACTTTGGCATCATCAAGTTATCAGTACGATTCAACAGGCAACAAGATTATCTTGAATTCAATGCCGTCAACGATTAGTACGCAGGTTTCTAACCCGTTGGTAGTTGAGTACACGACAGCCCGTTCACCGTTGGCAAACTACCCTGTAATTCAGCAGGCAGGTTTGTTGCTATTAACACATTTGTATAACAATCGTTCAAACAGTAATGAACGCATCATGCACGAAATACCGTTTGGCGTTGCCCAATTGCTTAGACCATATAAACCGCTTGTAATGTGAGGATATATGGGCATTGTTAGATACGAAAATACAACAATCAATGAAGTGACTAATGGGGTTGATACTTTTGGTGAGTACACAACCACAATCACCCCATTGTTTACATCACGGGCATTGGTCAATGATGTATCAAATGCCGTAAGGATTTCTGAAAGATACCGTGTTTATCAGGATTTGGTCAATTTGACCTTTAACTATACGCCTAACATTAAGCGTATTGTTGATGACCAAGACCAATATAGCATTACTTGGCGTGGCAATGATTGGCGTGTGACTGATGTGCGTGAAAGCAATGACCGCATGAAAATCACATTAATGTGTTACAGAAACGACCCTGAAACGACAGTATGAGTACACAACAGAATCCGTCAGTTTATGCACAATGTATTCAATATCAGCTTTCCGATATTGTTAGCGTACCCGTGTATGCCAATTTCAACAGAAATTTTGCAACTGAACCGCAATTTTTAACATGGACATTGCGTAATGTTCATCAGCCCGTTTATACAGGGCAAGACCAAAATAACAAGGGTATTGACAGACCTATATTCCAAATCAATGTTTTTTCAAAAGACATGGACACGGCTTTTAATTTAAGCAATACCATATTACAATCATTACATGGTTATTCAGGAATGTTTGGCAATCCCGCCACTAACGGTTTTTGGTTAGCCAAGGCAGATGTTTTTTGGTTATACAATACTTATGACAATGAAATTAAGTTGCATCAAATCGTACTTGATTGCCAACTTGATGTTCTAACTTAACAAGACAGAATTTTTTAAATCTTTTTATAGGAATATTCAAAATGGCACTTATTGATAAAGTATTAGCAGGGTACACAGCAACCCTTTGGATGCAAGACGATGTAACACCAACACCTTTAACTGAT